TGATGCAACTTGGAGTTCCTTTGATCAAAAAGAAAATAAATATGTTGCTTTGATGGAACTTTTGCAATCTATTAATAGTTCTATTAATCCATTCGCTGATATAGATGCTGATAAAGAAGTTGATGCAAGAGATGTTGCTGTTTTGAGAGATTTGCTAGCAGGAAAGTTGAGTCAAGAAGAATATAAAGACGAATTAAAAAGAATATATGGAAATAAATAATGGCTAATATTGATTGGAAATTTATAGGTAGTTTAGAAGGTAATCGTCTTATAGGGTATGTTCCTGATAAAGACGGTTCTAAATCAGGAGTTACTATTGCAAGTGGATTTGATTTAGGTGCTAGAAATGAATCAGATATAAAAAATCTTCCTAAAGACATACAAGAAAAGCTTAAACCTTATCTTGGCTTAAAAGGTGATGCCGCATTACAGTTAGCTAATAAACTTAGAATAAGCTCTAAAGAAGCATCTATTATAAATGATTTTGCAAAAAGAGAGGCAACTACAAGGCTTGCTTCTAAATGGAGAAATGCAACTGGTCAAGATTTTTACCAAATGAGTAAAGGTAAACAAACTGTTCTTGCTTCTGTCGCATTTCAATATGGAGATTTAGAAAGTGAAACGCCAAATTTCTGGAGACAGACAACTTCAAATGACTGGAATAGTGCTTTAAAAAATCTTCGTAATTTTGGTGATAAATATAAAACACGCAGAAACAAAGAGGCTTCTTATTTAGAAAGACAAATACAACAAGAAGAAATAATAGAAGCAGGAGGAGGTGCTCTTAAAAGAATAAAAGAAGATTTAGAAGCTAGTCAACTTGCAGAAAATGTTCCAGGTATTGTTGAAGAAGTAAAAAAAAAAGATAAGACCGTAGTAGAAGATAAAAGTATAGAAGAAATAATAGAAGGAACAGCGGCACTCCCACCTGAAACAATCAAAGATGATATGGCATTAGATGATATGCCTGTATTTAGTTTGCCAGAATATAAAGGAAATCCTCAAAAAAAGCCAAAGTTTGAAAGCGATAACTATTATATTAATCGAATGACTATCGCTGATGATGCTAGAAAAATTCAAACTGAAACTATAAATACTGCAATAAAAAGTAAAGAAAACGCATTACCAGAGAAAAAAATAATAGAAGAGTTACTTGAAAAAGATATCGCTTTATCAGGGCCTATATCTGAAACAATAAAAAAGAATGAACTCGGTGTAGCAAGTCCAGCTTTGTTTACTGATACAAGTAGTGAAATATGGAGAGCTGCGTTTCAACAATATAATCCTATTCTTGCACTTTCTGAATATTTAAATGACCTATTATATAGATATCCAGAAGACCCTAATTATGATGAATTTGCTGACCCTCAACTAAAAGGCTATGAAAACTCTATGTGGCGTTTTATAGGAAGCCCTAATGAACAAGAAACAACAAGAAGACTAGAAAGATTAAAAAGAGATAATTTTAACTCTACTGTTTTATCTTCTTCTGATTCTGGTGTTGAATCTTTTACATCAGCTTTACTTACTCCAAGTAGTGTTATTCCTTTAGCTCCAGCACAAGCACTTAGGTCAGCTAGTTTTTTTAAAAGGGCTGCAGCTAGTGGAGTAACAACTGGTAGCGTTGTTGGGTTAGAACAAGGATTTTTGCTTACTCAAAAACAAAGCTATGAAGCAGAACAAGCTTTGATGGTTACTGCTCTTGGCTCTTTATTTGCTGGTGCTATCGGTGGTGTTTTTGGAAAAAAAATTGTTCAAGGGTCTGATAAAAGATTTAAAGAAAGAGATAAAAAATACGAAAAAAAATATGGAGGAGATGGTTTTTATCGCTCAGCAGGAGCTTCCGTTAATCCTGATATAGCTCGAAGGCAAGCTTATGCTACAATGGATCAGGATGCTTTAAAAGAAACAGGTATTGGGGTAGAAAAACTACCAATCAATCCAATGTTTAGAATGCTTCAAAGTAGCAATCCATTTGTTAGAGGACTTGTTGCTGAAATGGTAAGTCTTGGAGGCATGATGCAGAAAAAGGTGGATGCAGAAGAAGCTGTATCTCAATCTGTTGAGCGTAATTATACAACAAAATATATTGCTCCTCTCGTTCAATCTTTAAGAGAGATTGATACTGCTTATTTAGCTTATAGAGGTACTGTCGCAAGTAGTAATGATACTGTACGACAAGCACAGATGTTTTTTCGATTTGGTAAAGATAAATTTAGTAGAAGAAATAATTATTTAAGTGAATATGATTTTAGAGTAAGAGTTTCAAAGGCTATGAGAAGAGGAGATGTTGATAACATTGGAGATGCGGCAAGTCCTTTTATTACTCAAGCGGCTCAAAAAGCAAGAAATAATTTTGATTTTATTAAAAATCAAGCTACTGGAGTACGATTGTTTGAAATACAAATTAGAAGAGCATTAAAAGCAGCTCAAGATTCTGGAGATATTTCAAGGGTAAATATGTTAAGAAATCGTTTGGATAGAGTAAGAACAGAAGGAGTTTTTACTAACACGGCATTAAGCTATGTACCAAGACTTTATAGAGTAGACAAAATTATGTCTAATCAAGAAACCTTTAAATCAATCATTAGGCAACACGGTGTTGATGAATTAGGATTAGCAGGCCAAGAACTTGACAATTATGTTTTAGGTGTTTTTGACTCTATTGTTAAAAATAGACCTTACATGCAGATAGATGAGTTCGAAGGAAATCTTGAAGATGTTATTGTCGGTTCTGCTTTTAGAATGAGAGAGCTTGAAATAAATGACGATTTGATAGAAGAGTTTCTTGAAAATGACATTGAAGTTTTATTAAGGCATCATTCTAAGCAAATGGGTATAGATATTGAGCTACAAAGAGCTTTTGGTAGTATTGATATGAAACCTGTTATTGATAAAATTTCTGATGAATGGACACTACTTATCGATAGAACAACAGATCCAGCTTTAAAAGCCAAGTATCAAAAAGAGCTTGTAAGCGATCTAAAAGATATTCGTGGATTGAGAGACAGACTTCGAGGAACTTATGGTGCATCTAAAGACCCTCACCAAATGTCTAGTCGTTTTGTAAGAACTATGAAATCAATCAATGTTTTAATTGGTATGGGTGGAGCGGCAATTAGTTCAATACCGGACTTAGCGAGACCTATTATGGTAGAAGGATTTAAAACTGTTTATGAAAAAGGATTGAGATATCAGTTTAGAGAGAATGCTTCTCTACTTAAATCTCTTTCTCAAAAAGAACTTAAACAAGCAGGTGTGGCCGCAGATGCCGTTTTGGGACTAAGAGCACACGCATTTGCTGATATGGGAGATGTATTTGGAAACAGATTTGCTGTAGAAAGAGGGCTAAATCAAAGTGTTGGAGTCATGTTTGTTATCAATGGATTAAATATATGGAATCAGTCATTAAAAGAATTTGCAGGAAACGTTACTCTTTTAAGAATGACTGAATCTATTATGAAACCTTGGAAGTCACTTTCCAAAGCAGATAAAGAAAAGTTCTTGAAAACTGGTATTGATGAAGCAATGTCTAACAGAATTAGACAACTTATTAGAACAAACGGAGAGCAGGTTGATGGTGAGTGGTTGCCAAATACAGAATTATGGAATGATATTACAGCAAGAGATGTATTTAGAAATTCGTTAAATGAAAGTGTAGAACGTATTATTATTACTCCCGGAGCTGGAGATAGAGCTTTATGGACATCTACAGAGTTTGGTTCTTTGATTACCCAATTTAAATCTTATGGACAAGCGGCAACTGTAAGGCTTCTTACATCAGGTTTGCAAGAAAAAGATGGTGCTTTCTGGCAAGGTGCTTTTTTTCTTATAGGCTTAGCTGCTATGGTAAACGAAATTAAAAGAAGCCAATATGGTATGACAAATAAAGAAAGCTTTGATGAAAAACTTGTAAACGCAATAGATCGTTCTGGTATTCTTGGTTCTTTTATGGATGTTAATAATGCAGTCGAAAAATTATCTAACTACGGTATTGGACTAAGACCTATTATTAATGACAAAAGATCATATCCATTACCAGTTGGAGCTAAAGCTTCTGCAGTATTTGGGCCAGCGGCAAGTAATTTAGTAAATGTAGCAGGAATAGCAGGGGATGTTTTAGGAAATAGAGTAGACCAAGATACTCTTGATAGCCTTAGTTTTTCTACTCCATTCAGAACACATCCGTTAGCAGACCCAATTTTTGATAAAATTTATAACCAATAATAATGTGAATAGACAATGTTTAAATAATAGAGGATAGGTAAAGTATGGCTACGATACAAATTGCAGATAATGATGCTCGAGTACAATATACGCAGGCAGTAACTGCGAATAGTACGACATTGACTATAGACTTTCCCTTCTTCTCTTTAGATGACATTAAAGTAATTGTGACCACATCATCTGGAACAGATACTACTCTCACTAGAGGCTCAGGAACTGGAACATTTGCAGTAAATGGTACAGCGGTAGATGATGGATTTTCTGGTGGTAATATTACCCTTGGAGATACGTATGATAATACGCATACCTATACTATCTTTCGTGATATCACCATTCAAAGAACATCTGACTTTCCTACCTCTGGGCCGTTTAATATATCATCTTTAAATACTGAGCTTGACAAACTTACAGCTATTACACAACAGAATAATAATAACTTTGAGCGTTCTATAAAACTTACTGACTCGGATGCTACTGCTAGTCTTACAATACCTAGCGCATCAGTTAGACCTAATAAATATCTTGGCTTTGATGGTGCAGGTAATTTAGCGGCACTGTCAGGGACTGGAGCAACAATAGGAACAATCGATACTGCCAATATAGCTGACGATGCGATTGAGCAAAGTAAAATTGCTGATAATGCAGTAGGTGCAGACCAAATAGCGGCTAACTCTGTATCAGCTTCAGAGATTAATGTTACAGGTAATGGTACATCAGGACAGTATTTATCAGCAGATGGAGATGGTTCGTTTACATTTGCTACTCTCCCTTCATCATTTGTATCGGGTATGATTATGCCTTACGCTGGTACATCAGCTCCTAGTGGGTGGTTATTATGTTTTGGACAAGCGATTAGCAGGTCAACCTATGCAGACTTATTTTCTGCATTAGGTACTACTTATGGTGTAGGTGATGGTGCATCTACATTTAACTTACCTGACCTTAGAGGTCGTGTTATAGCTGGTCAGGATGATATGGGCGGTGCTAGTGCTGACAGGCTTACAAATCCAACAAGCACAACAACTGGTGGTATCGATGGTGATACGTTAGGTGCTACAGGAGGTCTTGAAACGCACATCGTTACAGATGCTCAAATGCCTAGTCACAATCACTCAGCAACAAGCACAATCCAAGATAATTTTGGCGGTAGTCTCACGATTTTTAAGAAAACACAAGGCAGTCCTACAAGTCGTTATAATGTTGAATCGTCTTCTTCTAATAACGCAAGAGAAGTAGCAGTAGCTACAAGTATTGGCACGACAGGTTCTGATGATGCGCACAATAACGTACAACCAACTATCATACTAAATTACATTATTAAGGAGTAATACATGGCAACATTAGCAAGAGATACAAGAAATGAGGAGCTAATACAAGCGGCAGCTCCGACAGGGACAACACAGAAAATAACAACTTCTGGTACAAGTGCGGTTACATCTAGTGCCGTAGCTACAACGACTAGAGTAGTTAGGATTGTAGCAACAGAAGATTGCCATATCGCTTTTGCAGCTAGTCCAACTGCAACTGCCAATGGGCCTTTTCTTCCTGCAAAACAAGTAGAATATTTTAAAATTACAGGTGGACATAAAGTAGCGGCTATCCAATCAAGCACAGGTGGATCGGTTTTTGTTACAGAAATGGAGTAGTGAATGCTATCTCGTGTTGGTAAAGTAGGACGGCTAGGGTCAACTGGTGGTTTAGAAGGTATCCCAGCCCCTGATTTTCAACTTAATTTTGACTCAGCAAGCATAGGTGCTAATGCCGCACCTAGTGATTTGATTGATTTTAGTCGTGCTTCTCAGGCTACCTTTACCGATGCTGATGGATTGGTGAAGTATGCACCGCATAACCTGCAGGTATATTCAGAAGAAATAGATAATGCTGTTTATGCAAAAACAAGAGTAACTGTTTCTGCTAATGCTACTACTGCTCCAGATGGCACGACTACTGCGGATAAAATAGTAGAAGATAACACAACTGGCTCAAAGTATTATAGAGATTTCGTTAGTGTAGTAACTGGACAATTTTATACATGGTCAGGTCATTTTAAAGCATCTGAAAGAAATTTTGTTGGCTTATGGTCATCCTTTGGTTCTGGTTTATTACCAGTCGTTTTTACAACTTTTAATCTTACAACTGGTACAATACATTATAATGATAATGACCAGGAAACAGCAACAATAACTGATGAAGGAAATGGATGGTTTCGTTGTAGCATAACATTTCAGGCAACTGGAACAGGTGTAGAAGATGTAGGAGTTATTCTATGGGATGGTAATGGTAGCGTTACAGATGCAGATAATAGCGGTTTTTCATATACTGGGGATGGTAGTAGCGGTATTTTTGCATGGGGTATGCAATTTAGTAATCACAAGTTTGTACCCATTGGCAATCCCTACATTAAAACCACTAGTGCGGCTGTGTATGGTGCAAGGCTCGAGCATGAGGCTGGGTATTTCCTGAGTGCTGACCAAGCGCAGAATTTGGTTCTACAGTCAGAAGATTTGAGTACAAGCTGGAGTACTACAAACGCAAGCGTTACTACTAACGACATTACTGCACCTGATGGCACAACTACAGCAGATAAAATAGTAGAAAATACATCAACAGCTACCCATCTTGTTTTTCAAAATATAACTGTACCAATATCTACCAACATTACTGTTTCTGGTTATTTTAAAGCAGATGAGAGAGACTGGGTTTTAATAAGGATAGACAATACAACTATATTTACGGCACACTTTGATTTAACAAATGTGTCTTTAGAAGACTCTAATAATATAATCTCAGCATCGATTGAGGATGTAGGCAATAGTTGGAGGCGTGTTCAAGTAACATTTCTTTCTCACTCAAGCAACACAACAGCGCAAGTAAGGCTTCATCTTAATTCTGGTAGTATAGTGTTTTCGGGTGGAGATAGTTACACAGGCGATGGTTCATCAGGGCTACACGCTTGGGGCATACAAGTAGAGGTAGGCTCATCCGTTGGCACTTACGTCAAAACAGAAGGACTGCCATACTACGGTGGCGGTGCTACGCAAAAAGGTTTTTTAATTGAAGAGCAAAGGGTAAATTTGGTTACGGACAGTGAGGATTTTACAGCTAGTGGATGGTCAACTGGGTCTGCATCAATAACTGCAAATCAAATATTATCTCCAAATGGAGCTTTGGAAGCAGATAAATTTCAAGCAAATAATGGTGCTATAGGTATTTTAACAGATATAATAACAAAATCAGCTTCTAGCATAAGTTTGTCTGGTAGTATATTTGCAAAATCTTCTGACGTAACATCTTTTAGTTTTACAGTAGATGATGGAACCTCCACAAACAGAGGGAGAATGGTTTATAACTTAACTAATGGCACAACAACATCTACGAATAATGATGGTTCATTTACCAATACAAGTGGTGATATAGAAGATTATGGTAATGGCTGGTATAGGCTCACAATAACAACAACAACAAACACTACAACAGCCGCAAGATTAAGAATGTTTTATACTAGCTCAGATGGAACTGACCCTGTTTATGTCTGGGGCGCACAAATAGAAGAAGGCACATTCCCTACATCCTACATACCAACTAGCGGCTCAACCGTAACACGTTCTGCTGATTTACCTAGGATGGGGCCTGTAAATGGTAATAATCTTGCATTGCAATCAGAGGATTTGAGTACGACTTGGACGGCATCAGAGCTTACAATTAGTGCAAATGACATTGTTTCTCCTGATGGATTGACTACAGCAGATAAAATAGTCGAAAGCACTACTGCAAGTGCAACACATCGTATTACTCAAGATGCAAATCCTAATTTAAGTGATAACGAAATACATGTATTTTCAGTTTATTTAAAAGCAGACGAAAGAGATAGAGCTATTCTACAACTAAGAGATAAATCTGGTTCTTTCCCATTTGCAAAATTTGATTTAGCATCTGAAAGCATTACATCCATTGCTAATGGAGCTATATCTGCTAAAATTCAAGAAGTAGGAAATGATTGGTATAGATGTTCTGTAACATTTGATTCTCAATCTGGTGGAAGCACCGTGAACATGAGAATTACATTAGTTAATGAAGTTAATTCATCATCCTACACAGGAGATGGTAGCTCTGGTATGCATCTATGGGGATTTCAGTTAGAGAAAGCACCTACGCTTATTATTGGTGCAGAGGATTTTACAACAGGATACACGATAACAGGAGCTACAGTTACAGCTAATCAAATAGCAGCTCCAAATGGTGAAACTACTGCTGACTTCATGAAAGAAGACTCTAGTACTGGAGCACATCGTTTAATAAAAGGTTTAACGGTTGAAGGTAAACAACCATATACTTTTTCTGTTTTTGTAAAAGCGGCATCATTTTCTGGTGGTAGATTATTTGCTTTAATTCATGCTGGAAGTGGTGCTTTTGATTTTACACAAACTAATTTTAATTTATCAGATGGTACAATACAAAGTAGTACTCATGAAAGTGCTAGTATAAATGATGTTGGAAATGGATGGTTTAGAGTAACAGCCACAGAAACTAGTATTGGAGCAGTAACTGGCCAGTTTAGACTTCTTTTTGGATTGGGCAGTAATAGTTATGAAGGAGACAATACCAGTGGAGTTTATCTTTGGGGAGCGCAAGTAGAAAAATCTAGTTCTGTTTCTGAGTATCCACCAATTCCTACAAAATACACGCCTACATTTGCAAGTATTGAGCAACCATTTGTCGGATATAATCAAAGAAGAGGCAGTGTAGAAGCTGAATTTATTCCTTTTGAACTTTCCCCAAATAGGTGTCCTTGGCATCTTGCAAATAACTTTGTCGGATTTAGGGGTATAGGTTTAAGATCATCTGTTGCTAATGTAGTTCAAGCTCTTGTAAGAGATACAAGCACTGGTACATTTAATAATGCAGGCCCTTCTCAAACTTTACAAGCCAATACTCTTGTAAGAACAGTTACAACATTTGATAATACTGATGTAGGTTTGGTTACTAATTCTGTTGTTAATTCAAAATCTAATAGTAATTCACCTAATTTTACAACAATCGATACATTAAACTTTTTTGGTAGTGGTGGTATAGGTATAGGCGGTTCAACTCCTTTTGAACAAAATGGTGTTTTTAGACGTTTTGCTTATTATGCATCAAAACTAAAAGACGACTTTTTAAAGAGGATTACATGATAAATCAATTTACATCTGATGTTGAATTTGAAGTAGAAGAAAAAGCTGAAGAGAAAGTAGTGGGTCTCACACAGGCTGACTGGTTTGTAAAAGCAGAAAGCAGAGATGCATTACTAACAGTTTTTGATGGAACTGGTGTTGTTGTTGAAGATGAAGAAGGTAACAAATCATTTCAAAATACTAATTTTTTAGGTGTTGATGAGATAGGCACTATCTATGCACCAACAGGTAAAACATTAACTGATGATGATGGTAATGAATATCCTGAGACTACACCAGTATCTGGTTATCATTTAAATTTACGTAAAATGAGAGATGAGGCTGATAGTATTATTAAAAAACTGCAAGATGCAAAACTTGTTATTGATGCTCCAAAAACACCTTATAGAAAGTTTCTTTAATGGAACTAGATGCAATGCTTTTTTGGAACATAATATTGACTGTTGTTATTGCACCAGTGTTTTGGGCATTTCGTCAAATGTTTGCAGAAGTAAAGAGGCTGCAGATATTATTGAATAAAACAAGAGAAGATTATGCAACTAAAAATGAGTTACATAATGATATGAGTCAAGTTATGGATGCATTGCATAGACTAGAAGATAAGCTAGATAGAGCATTGAGTAGGTAAATGGTCGATCCCATCTCCGCAATGGCGATTGCTGGTTCCGCTTTTTCGGCACTAAAAAAAGGTTTCAGCATCGGCCGTCAGGTGGAGTCGATGGGCAAAGACTTGTCACGATGGATGAGTGCTGTATCTGATATAGATAGAGCGCATCATGAAGCTAAGAATCCACCAATATTTAAAAAAATATTTAATGCTAAAAGTGTAGAACAAGAGGCAATAGAATTATTTACTCAAAAGAAACAATTAGAAAACCAGAGAGATGAACTTAGAAAATTAATATCTTCTATGTGTGGCCCATCTGCTTGGCAAGAATTATTGAGAATGGAAGCTGATATTAGAAAACAACGCAAAGAAACACTGTATGCACAACGTGAAGCTCGAAGGCATTTTGTAGAGATTATAAGTATTTTTTTTCTTGTTTTTACAATCGTTGGATTTTTTATTTTTGTGTTATGGCTTTTTATTAATAGAGGTAATTTATAATGTTACAAATACTTACACCATTATTTAATCTTGGCTCTACAATAATAGAGGGACAGATTAATAAATCAAAAGCTAAAGCAACATTAGCTCAAACTGAAGCAGAAGCCAAAGCAGAGGTTATGAAAACAGCGGCTACCCATGATAGCAAATGGGAGTTAATTATGGCAGAATCGACAAAAGGCTCTTGGAAAGATGAGCTAGTTACGGTAGTAGTATTAATTCCTGTTATATTATGTTTTGTGCCAGGAATGGAAGAAATTGTAAAAAATGGTTTTAATCGTCTTAGTGAGTTACCTGATTGGTATCAGTATCTTGTGTTTCTGGTGTGCAGTGCTGCATTGGGCATTAAAGGTCTTGATAAGTTTAGGAGAAAGAAATGACAGCAGAGAATATTCTGAGATGGAAAATACTCCCACGTTTTATGATGCTCGTTATGACTGTCATGTACATAAGAGTCATAGAATGGTTTATGAGTATCCCAATGGAAACAGTTACACCAGAAGCGACGGCCCTCACAGCCACAGTTACTGGCGCAATGACAGGGGCTTTTGGTCTATGGCTAGGAAGTGAAAGTAAACAATAACTTGAACATTACAAATGTAAGTGATAAGTTTTAAATACACTGCCCACACTGGCGGTTGTATGGGGAAGAGGGGCGGTCTAGGCATTAACTAACCGTCCTTCTTTTTAATATATGATATTAGATACACACCATATTATTGAGGAAGTTGCTTTTCTGCTTGTGATATCTATGTGGGGAAATACTGGAACTCAATGGCAATATATAGGCAATCAGGTTGTATTACAGCAACCTATGACAGAAGAGCAATGTTTGTATTTGATTGAAGATAAAATGTGGGAACATTTTTATACAAATGAATATTATAAAGTTATGATTCATTGTGTTCCAGAAAAATAATATAAATGACTTTCTTATCATTTTTAATAATATTTTTATGTTTAGCTATTGTATTAGGAGTTTTAATCTGGATAATTATTTATTTATGATTACTCAAAAACTTTAACTGTTCTTCCATTTCCATCAATAATATCATCAATCAAAATATTTATAAGCATAATAATATGCTGTTTTCTAAAAGAAGATTGTTTGTCAAATATAAGATAAGAAGATTTACCATCTGTGTCATCAGTAATAACCACCGATAAGATAGTTTTTTCTATATCTATTTCTGATAAGGAAATAAATAATTGTCTGTAATCCGAGTGAATCGTAGACCCAGTTATCCAGAGGCAATCTTCGTGTTGTTGTGTTTGGCTACCAAAGATAATAGCTCTATTGCAAAGCATTTTATGTAATGCATTGTCTGATAGAATATCGTTATACATTACTTCATCTTTCTAGACATATCTCTGTATTCAAAGTGATAATCAAAATTAAGGCTGCCATCCCATTCATTGTTACGATAGCAATCATCACATTTAAATATATTACTCGCTGTTATGATAAAAGAGCCTGTGATGCAATTAATCATCTCACCACAGACTCTACATCTCTCAAACCTTACTAGGCCTTTATTTCTTGAGTTTTGTTTTCTTTGTCTTGAAAGCATCAGTCACTCTTTGTTTAGCTTGTTTGCCAAGTGTGCTGATTGATGTTGCATGAAAACGCCAAGAGTCGTCAAGCTCTTGCGTGGATGTAGCTTTGTTGAAAGCTTCGATGATGAGAGAACCATCTTCCTCATCCAAGTCCATAGGCAAGTCCTCACCTGCATAGACATTGAGGCCAAGGCCGTGAAAAGCAATCGCCTTGACAAGACATCTCTGAAGAGCCTTGTTGACAGCACTTGCATCAGGAAACTGTATTGCCTGATTACGGTTGTCCATCACATAGTGTATCTCCGTATGTGTAATGCTTTCGATTGTCACACTGACCATGACAAAGGTATTGCCCTTGGTATCACGCATGAAAGGCAGTGGGTTGTCCTGATTGTCACGAAAGACATGCTTCTCGAAGGTAGCTTCTGGATACTTTTCTTTGACATAAGCCCAAGCCCATGCCCATGAAAGATAGTCAAACTTACCTTTCTGTTCTACTTCTTTTGATACATCAAAACGTGATAGTGTTTGCCATATGTTACTCATCATTCTTCTCCTTCGGTGCTATGTGTGAGCATGATAGTGTGCCACTTCGTGAACGTGTAACACGTATCATGTGGCCTTTCAGATTACCTCCAAGCTGATAATCCATTCTGCGACAATTCTCTGGTATTTTGCTTTTGAAGGCATTCTTGCACTGGTCGCTGACTTCAATAGATTTCTTAGCATCAATGATGTGTTGTGCTTGAAATCCGAATAGATGGTCATCTTCTTCTGTCCATCCTTCTAAGTCACGCATATTCATTACATACATGTCAGAATGGTCAACAGGAGGCAGAGGATAGTCATGTTCCACTTGTGCGCTGTTGACATAGAAATCCCAAAATCTTTCACAATTTTCGAGATACATGTCACACCATGATTCATCCTTCTTGAGCATACGCCATTCAATCCTGCAGCGCAGACCAAAAAATGCAACGAAATAACATGCATCAGAACCAGATACAATCATATGGTGTTGGCATTGAGCCGCATAGTAATCAGAAAGTTCATCGATATCTTTGAAACCAAAATGTGCCTTTGCTTCAAATGGAGCATTGCTGTCTCCTACAACACGACCATCAAATGTAGAATGCAAAGGAATCTCTGTCTTTGTTACATGGATAAGAGAGTGTTTAGTAATTGTTTTACCACCACCACGAAAATTTACTTTTCTTCCTGTTGATTTTACCCATTGGTCAATGATAAAGGGCTCTAGGTGATTCCCTGCATCAAGCATCAGCTGAGTCTGCTTGTTAGGTTTCCATTCTTCTTCACCTAGTTTTTGTTTGGCTAGTACAGCCCATTGAGCAATATCACCAGAGGCAATAACTTTCGCATCTGATGATCCAATGTAGGTAGCTCGTTCTTTTAGTTGTGCTTGTGTAAGCATCTTAGTTCTCCTTGTAATCGGCCAGCTTGTATAAGTCAGGCCCGCATTCGTTGGCTTGTGCATCTGCAATAGCATCTTCAACAGCATCACGGAATTTGTATGGGCAAAAATTTGTATTGGTATTGAAAGCTCTCACCTCCCTGATAAATTGTTCTTTGTTATGTGTCATAGGTGCGATTGTCTTTGCTAACCACCTAAAATGTTGTCTTGTAAGTTTTGGCATTTGGTAATTCCTTGTCAATCAATTCACATTACCATATAGTTGGCTTATGTGAAGGATGTAAATTATGAACGAAAAGTATTTTGTTTCTGATTTAATTAAACAATTTCAACAACGTAGATATCATTTAGGCCTTACACAACCTGCGGTAGATCAAATGATTGGTGTTGCACCTGGACTCGTTGCTAAATGGGAAATTGGTAATAGAAAGCCAACATTGTTCAATGCGTATTGTTGGGCTGAGGCCCTTGGCTGTAAAATTAAATTGGAGATTGAAAATGACAGTATGCGGAATTGATCCCGGCATTACAGGTGGGATTACGTTTATCCAAAATAAAAACTGTGTTGTAGCAGAACGCATTCCAATATGCAGTTTTAAGATTGGTAAGAAGAAAAAAAAGTTTCTTGACCTTGCTAAAATAATTAACAGAATAGAGGCATACAAGCCTTCTAGAATATTTATAGAAAAACAACAGGCAATGCCAAATCAAGGGGTCTCTAGCACCTTTAAAACAGGCTTTAACTATGGTTTATACATAGGAATATTTGCATCACAAAACTATCCTTATATGGAAGTGTCTGCCCATAAGTGGAAGTCTGATTTACAAGTATCTGCTAATAAAGATGAAGCAAGGCAAAGAGCCTCCGAACTCATGCCAATGGCAGAAGAATATTGGAGGCTCAAATGCGAAGATGGTGTAGCTGAATCAGCTTTGATTGCCTATTGGGGTCTTCACTGTGGCCAAGAGCCGTAAGGGTCAAAGACAGGATTGTTAGCAAGTGCTTCACTTAGCTTCTTAGTCCTGTTGGATTTGGTAAGAGTAGGATAATCAATACCAAATACCATCAGTTCTAGCTGACCTATTTGTTCTTTCGTGTATTTGTTGAGCCATCTTTGGTCTGGTTTGAACCAGTGGGACGCAATGCTATCGTTACCGATTTCTTTCGTGAACGTCTCATCCAGAAGGTCAGTTCGAGATATGCCTGTGACACAACACGCAACAAATAAACAATGGAGTTCCTTAGTATCGAGAGTAAGGCAGTAATGTAGAGGGCTTGTGCCGTCATCTTGGTAAGCAGCAATAGCACGTTCAGTATGGTCTTCAATACATTTGATATAGCTAGGAGTAGGGTTGTCATCTGGTTCGCCTCCTGATGGAAAGTTGTTTTGATGGTCTGCATATATATTGCCAATACGATTCATACTATCGAATGCAGTATAGCCAAGTTTTCTGTGGCATAGCAAAGCCATCATAAGATTCATATATTTTTTGTTGTTTAGTTTTTCTTTGACATGCTCTGCATAATATCCATTGAGTATGTCACGTTGAGGCTTACTCATAACCAATGGAGTAAGTTCTTCTTCCTCCTTCATTTCTTCTTTCATTTGTTTGTCATTGTCATACTCTTCAGGAGCAATGTATTCACTGTAATTTAGATCATAACGACCTGAGTTATAGCTTAGAACCATGATAAGTTGTGACCTATCATAAGAATCACCATATGCTGGATGTAAATTTTTCACTTCTGGTGCTTCCCATGAATATGTATCTTTTAGAAGAATAACATCATGGTATCCTGCAATTTTTTTGGCTTCTACTTGGCTATTGACATAGGCCATTTGCATTCTTTCGAAGGCTTCGAAGTTGGTAATAAACTCTTCATCACCAAATAAATCTTTCTCAATAGCAAGTTCATGAATATTTGTATCATCAATTGTGAACAGGGCTTTTGATGTTGGTATTTTGTTTGATGTAAGAAACCGTTTGGCAGAATCTTTGTAATAAACATTGTTATTTTTTGAAAATTCTGTCAGATACTCATCTTGTTTCTCATGAGTGCCAAGGGTTAGTTCTTTTGCAATACCTAGATTGAACTCATAGTTACGAAACTTCTGCTTGGCCAAATCAGATAGTTCTGAAAGAGCAATACGTTGCTTGACCCAGTGTTCTGTCTGACCAAAGCGAAGTGCAATCGAATCGTAGTCTTCACCTCCATCAGCTACAAGAGCTTGTATAACATCACACTCGTCAAGAGGATGCATGTCTTCACGCATCATATTGGCATGAAGACCCACCTCTGTATCATCTTCAATAACGACACAGTTGATGGGAGTTGATTTGTCTTTGTATATTTTGTTGAGGGCATCGAGTCGTCTGTTGCCATCAATCACGTTGTATCCTTTACCGTTTTTAGATACAACTAGGTTATGAAGTAGTCCCTTGGATCGAATTGATTCAGTCAAGGAATGTAAAGAAGAGTCTGAGGCTTTTACCTGACGTACATTGTTTGGTGAATGCTTCAGCTCTTTGAGTTTAATTTGTGTTTGCATTATGTATCCTCTTTTACTTGGATTAGGTTGTATTTTCCGCCTTTGACAAGGCCATCCATCAATTTGTAGTCTACGTCACCCTTTTCGATATCTTCAAGATGAACATAGACAGTATGATGTACGGTATTACCATTAATGAACCTGAACGTGATGCAAGATGAATCTTCAATATCCATTTCTACTCTGTCAGGTGTGGTTGAAACAGTGCAACGAAAATATTTATCTATCATTTAGTCCTCCATGATTTTGTCTGTGATATATTTTGAGGCAAAAGCTACGCCAATCCAAAGAGGCGCACCAATTACTGATACCAATAAGGTTGGATTGATACCGACTCCAACTAGCATCAGTAAGATTGTTGCTGATAAAAATAGATGGACAGTTACAAACCATCCAATCCATCGTGTTTTGTTATTGATAAAAGATAATTTTCTGATGTAATTCATCATCCGTAAGATTCCACTTCTGAATAGAGTTCTGTTGCATATTGTTCTGGGCTAGTGCTGACATAATGTTCAGCTATCTCCATAGCTTCTTCCTCATTTGAGGCGCCAACTGTCACTTTGTATATTTGTGTAATTTTTATGTCGTAAGAATTATCCATCTCTTTCTTTCCACTTTCTTTCTGCCAAGTCTGTGGCAGCATTTTCAAGAGCTTCTTTGTCATCAAAGAAAGTTTCGAGTTCTTCAAGTGCTTCTTCGTATAATTTTTCTTTAATCAGGTCATTGTGAATATTACTCATCGTATACTCCACATCATCAGTAACATTAATATAATAAAGCAAACCATTGATATTAAATATAAATCTATCATTAGCTTCTCCTTGGGCTTCTCCATCCAGATATATTTTTGGCTTCTGAAGCAGTCATAGGTCGTCTTTTTTTGACTATTCTTCTGTTATTATTCATTGTAAGATTGAAATGTATGACTTCATTTTTGAGGCGTTCTAGTTCTTTCTTGAATTCATCTACACTTATTTCAGTTACATCCATTTGTGAAGTCTCCATTAAATTGTGAAAGAGGCGGTAGCCATGTTGTAAGGAAACCATAACTACCGCCAATCTACTAATGATTAGAATGGAATATCATCTGTATTAACCTTTTTGGCTTCAGCAGAAGTTCCTTCCTGAGAAGATTTACCTGCAAGACGGAATGTAGAACCCGAACCAGCAAGCTTGATTTTGAATGAACGATGTGTCTGTCCATCCTTCTCATACTCTTCAATGATTGGAAAACCTTGAGCAAAGACGGTTGTACCTTTCTTGGCATAGGGTTCAATCACATTGGATACAAGTCCTTTACCATTAGAACCATCCCAGGCTTCGAGGCGATACCAGTGAGTCTTCTCTACCTTCTCTCCTGACTTGTTGGTATAGTTCTCATTGACTGCGATTGAAAGGTTGGCAACTTTTGTGCCGTTAACCTCACGAATCTCAGGGTCAGAACCAATGTTTCCAGATACAGTAATTTGTGCAAAGTTCATGTCGATTTCTCCTTTTCGTTAGACATGTGAGTTTGAGGCATCAGGTCTAGCCTCAGGTCATAGCCTCGCCACTGGTTGCATGGGAGGAAATCAAACACATGCAATCCAAGTATCTATGTCCATTGAGTAAGCTGGGGACTTCCATGTTACCTACTTACTCAAATTAGAAATGTTATTTTACATCTTCCCACGTATATCTATATTTTTTCCATTTTGGCTTTTTATATCCTATCAGCTTCTTCGAGATATATAAAAATGCAGATACAATACATCCACCAATAACAGCAGCCATCATGCCTGCAAAAGTTCCTGCAAACATGATGATAAGTAGACAAGTAGAGATGATGTCAATAGGTATGTCAAGCCAGAGAACTTTCTTGAAGTCAAACTTGGCTAGTAAAAATATTATTGCGAACGCTGAAAACGTTCCTGCAACGACGTAGAAAAACATTTGAATCTCCTAGAGGATGATACAAGAAACTGAGTAAAATCAACTACCCAGATATGAGCCATCCCAAATAAAACAATAGCAAACAATTTAAAGAAAATAGCTATTGCGGCAGGTATTCCTGATTTTAAAGCAATGTATGCATAAAATAAAATAAGCAAAGTAGCACAGGAATATCTAAAATACTTTGATTGTGTAATTTTTTTCATTGGCTTTCTCCTTGATATTTTGAGGCGTTCTTGACGATGTGTGCCGAGCAAAAAAAATAGAAGCTAGGACTGAACGCCCTAGCCTCCTTTACGCTTACTCTGCGAATGATGTATCAGCAGGCATCTCAACAAGCCCTGACTCTCTGGCAAACTCCCAGAAGTCGTGCTTGTGTGCCTCATAGGTCTCAACTGTAATCTGTCCCTTCTTGGCTTGCATACGCTTGACCTTGGGCAAATCTTTGAGCGGAGTGTACTGTCCGAAGTTGACACCACATTGTGATACCACAGTGGGTCTGACTTCATATCGACACACTCTGAATGCTTGATTCAGTATCCAGTACTGCTGACGCAATCTGTCAATGTCATTGTCAATGTCATCAATCTTGTTCTGGGTAATCTCAATACCCACATCTGCTAGTACAGCATCTCTGCGTTCCCACTTCTTACGAGTGCCTGCAGCCGCTACTGTATCCATCATCTTCTCGAACATCCGAGTTATCTGGTCGGCAAGCTTGGCCTGTACGATAACATCATTACCATCGTCAAAGTGATTGACGAGTTCCATCAGGATAGCAAACAGACGTTTGTTCCAAACGGTCTGATAGTCATCGCTAGGTAGCTTGTCCTTGCGAAGCTGTTTGGCAATAGCCTGCATGACCTCATCGGTCAGTTCCTGACATTCGTATTTAGTCTGTGTGTTCTGCATTTGATTCCTCCATTAGTTCAATAATTCTATTATTATAATAAATCAGTTCTTGTGTATGAAACTTCTTTATGCGTTGAGAATTAGGTAAAGTTCTTAATCCTTTGACATGAACCTCTCTTGCTTGAACAAGAAAGTTCAATCTCTGTTCAATCGTTCTGTATTTATCATCTACCATCTGATTCTCCTCTACGTTGTAGGGTAGCTCATATAATTATCAACTACCCCAAATTGGCTTACATATAATCGTTAGAGCCTTTGAGGTCTAACAATGTCTTGACTCTCTGTAAGTCTCCTGACTCCAGTGCCTGACGAATCTCAAAGTCTTCGTGTGATTCGTACACTTCAATAACATCATCAGTGGTAAGAGGTTCGGCTACCCAATTACCTAAATCATCAAACAAGTTTGCATCGTTATCAAATAGTTCTAATTGCTTCGACATGTTATTCTCCTTTACGTTAGTTATGTCGCATCATATACACAGGATTTGACCTGCGTTTTATCCACCTACCCACACAATGAAAGGCAATAGTCAAGTGCAGAAGGGATGCCTCTTCTATCGAGCATCCCCTTGTCAAAAAAATTGGCTTTACACCCCTGACGAATGCTCTTCAACAAACACCAGTGAGGAAGGGGTGTTCATGTCAAGCGCAAGCTTGACTCAATTATAATAATTATTTTGATTCAATCTTTACTTTTGCCGCTTGCCGAGCAATTCATTGTGTAACCTGAAAGGATAATCGAACGACGTAGGGCCAATCATGTGTGTGTGTTCTCCCGTTGAAACCTCCGCATTCGGAGAGAGAATCTCATCCCTCGACGGGATGGGATACTCTAGCAGGGCGAGGACAAGTCCCTTTTCTATTAACAAGCATCAGGCAAGTATGTAACGATGCGATAGTAGACCGTAAGGGCTACAGCTTAGTGGAATACTTGACGCTTGGGAGAAAAGGAAACGGCTCACAGGACTGCACAACAAACTATATCATACGAGCAAAGCTCGACAATGATATGCCATTAGGTTCGTAAGAACAAGTTTGTCCACTTGACAAACTAGCGGAGTGCTAACGAAGCCACAAAAGAATATAATCAATGGCTTACAATGAGTGACTTGACAACCAACGACACACCATGTGTATAATACGTCCGTAACCAATCAGGTCTTGGACATGACGATAGCAAACGAAAGCCAACAAGAGAAATACAAAGCGGGTATAGTTCCGATGAGTGACATCGAGAAACATGCTCCGATAGTAAAGGCAAGCAACGAAAAGATAACTGAAGCACAACAAGAATTAGTGCATGTTATCTTGCATGATGGTTGCAACCCAACAGAAGCTGCAAAAAGACTAGGACGTAATAAGGCTTGGGCATTTAATACACTTAGAAAACAACATGTTATCGAGTATAGACAACAACTGGCTATGATGACTTTGGGATGGGACGCAACACAAGCAATGGCAACGATGAGAGAGTTGCTGACGAGTAAGTCACAGTACGTAAGACTCGAAGCCGCAAGAGACTTGATGGATCGTGCTGGGTTTAGACAGGATGTTAAGACTGCTCCTAGCACTGCAGTACAGATTAATTTTAACGTAGACTAGGGGTCCCACAAACTAAAACAAAACTGTATGTAAGTAACCTTAAAAAACTGACAGCAACCTGCGTAAAGGCTAAATCATACACGCAATATATTTTTTTAGTGAGATAAATGAAATTAGATTATACACCTCCTGGCCCTGTTGCAAAAGCATTTCTCAAAGATGATAGTTTTCTAAGAGGTATTAGAGGCCCTGTTGGTTCTGGTAAATCAGTAGCCTGTTGTATGGAGATAATGAGAAGAGCTATACAGCAACGTCCTAACAAACAGAATATAAGAAAAACACGATGGGCTGTTATACGAAATACCAATCCTCAGCTAAAGACTACAACCATCAAGACATGGAGAGACTGGTTTTCGGATGATATAGGAAGATTTGTATGGTCGCCTCCTTATACCCATCTTGTCAATTTTTCTCTTGGTGATGGTACAATAGTAGAGTGTGAAGTTATTTTTTTAGCACTGGATAAGCAAGAAGACGTTAAGAAGCTATTATCTCTGGAGTTGACAGGGGCATTTATCAATGAAGCCAGAGAAATCCCAAAAAGTATTGTAGATGCTTGCACAATGAGATGTGGAAGATTCCCATCCATGAGAGATGGTGGCCCTTCTTGGTTTGGTGTCATAATGGATACAAACGCCCCTGATGAAACCCATTGGTGGGGAATCATGGCAGGAGAAGTGCCTCCACCAGAATATATGAGCCAAGAAGAGAAATTATTGCTTGTGAAGCCAGATGACTGGACATTTTTTACTCAAGAAGGCGCAATGAAGGAAGATAGAGACAAAAATGGTATCTTTCTTGGCTATAAAAGGAATTCAAAAGCAGAAAATCAGGAAAATTTACAAAAAGATTACTATGATAAGATAATATTGGGTAAAAGTCAGCAATGGGTAAAGGTATATGTACTCAATCAGTACCAAGCATTACTCGATGGTAAGCCTGTGTACCAATCTTTTAATAAAGAACAGCATGTTGCTAAGTCTCCGCTTACTCCTATTGATGGAAAAGAGATACTTGTAGGTATTGATTTTGGTAGAACACCATCGGCTGCCTTTTGTCAGCAACTTCATTCTGGCAAATGGATAATATTCCATGAAATTATTGGTCAAAATATGGGTGCAGGACGATTTGCAGACATTTTGAAGCGTGAAATACACAAAAATGGGTGGGAAAAGCATGAATTTAGGTTTATAGGCGACCCTGCAGGTAATCAAATGGCTCAAACTTCTGAACAAACACCCTTTATGATACTCAGAGCTAATGGAATTAGTGCATACCCAGCTCCAAGCAATGATGTAACTATACGCATTGAGTCGGTTGAATCAGTTTTAAACCGAATGGTTGATGGGTATCCTGCTTTTTGTGTAAGCCCGACATGCCAAGTTCTTATCTCAGGATTCGAGGGTGGTTATGAATACAAACGCCAGTATCATATGGGTAATGAGAGATATGAAGAAAAGCCTAATAAGAATAGGTTCTCTCATATTCACGATGCTCTCCAATATGCGTTCTTAGGAGGTGGTGAGGGTGTGAAAGTAACGCATGGTTTTGGTAGACGAAGCCCCCATACAACCGTTAATAGGGTAGGAAATCCTTTTTCTAGAATGAAATCTAGAAGGTCTAGAAGTAACTTTGTAAGATTATGAAATGGATATTTTGCTTTAGAGAAACTGAAAACATAGGACTATGGAGATTATTTACATTCCATAGACCTCAGTTTGGTCATGTGTATTGCGTAAGGTATGAGCCTAGTATCGAATCTTGGATTTTTGCAGAATGCTCTAGTAAGAAGATAAATTTTGATATATTGCGTGGGGAGGAAGCTGATTTACTGGTACATGATATGTTGAATGAATGTATTTGCGTAGAGAGTGAACAAGTAGATAATGAGATTATACAAGCACCTCGTTGGCTTTATTGTACTTCATTTGCAAATCATATTGCAGGATTGAAAAGTTTTTTTATCTTTACACCCTATCAATTATATTGTGAATTGATTAAGAGAGGTGGGAGAGTAATCTTTGAAAATACAGAATAGGAGACACACAACATGGGAATGGGTAGACCGTCAAGACCATCAGTTGACCCTCAACTTGCCGCACAAAGAAAAGCAGAGCAAGAACGTCTTGCAAGAGAAGAAGCTGAAAATAAAAGAAGAAGAGAAGAAGAAGTAAGATTAAGAAGAGAAAATCTTATTGGTCAACGCTCACTTCAAGATGAAGAGATAATAGGATACCAAGGTTTTAGACAAAGACCTATGCAAATGGGCAAATCAATAAGGAGCTAATATGAGGGGTGGTGGTTCACCAGACCAAAGTTATGGCGTTGTGTCTGGCTCAGCAGATGATGATACTTATAAAAGAATCATGTCTCGCTATAATAAAGCAAAAGGTAGATGGAACTCTTGGTCAGATATATGGGAAGAAATATATGACTTTGTATTACCTCATAGAGAAAGCTTTTATCAGGAAAGCTCTGGTCAACGTAGAACAGAAAATATATATGATGAAACGGCAGTAGTTGGTTTACCTAAGTTTGCTTCTCGATTACAACTTGGTTTCTTTCCTCCCAATGGTAGAGCATTTAAATTAGCTCCCGGCCCTGAGTTTCCTAAGCAAGCTATAAACAGACCTCTATTAGAAGAGCTGGATAGAATAACAGAACTTCTACATGAGGGATTAAGAAATTCTAACTTTAATGCAGAGATGCATGAAGGACTCCAAGACCTAGGACTAGGAACAATGAATCTCCTATGTGAAGAGGGACGGTTTAATGGTGACTTGCACTTTACTTCCGTCCCTCCCACAAACTTAGCGTTACTTGGCGGTGCAATGGATATGGTTTCAGATTGGTTTCGATGGAACTTTAATTGCGAACTTACAGAAGTAAAGCATCGATATCCTAAAGCAAAATTTACAGAACAAATGTTACAAGAACAAAAGCGTAATCCTACACGTAAAACAAGGATTATTGAAGCTACTGTGTATGATGAGCAAAACAAATTTAAAGATGAATATACCTACTACCTCATATCTGAAACTGATAAAGCAATCCTCATTGAAGAGAAAATGAAAGGTAAAGGCTCAACACCTTGGATTACAACACGCTGGTCTAAGTCAGGGTTTGAGGTTTGGGGAAGAGGCCCAGTACTACAAGCCATGCCAGCAATCAAAACATTGAATCTGACGGTACAGCTTATTCTTGAGAATGCTGAAATGGCTATAGCAGGAAGTTATGTGTATGATGATGATGGTGTATTTAATCCTGATAACATCACTATACAGCCCGGAACTTTCATACCTCGAAGCCCAGGTTCTAACATTGATAGTCTACAAAGCGCAGGACGATTTGATGTAGCTCAACTTGTTATTGATGATATGCGTAGAAATGTACGCAAAGCATTATTTATTGATGA